ACATAGATGGCTATTACTGCAACCAGCTACGGTCTGAATCACGACGCAGCCTTTACCGGGATGGTCGCCGACGGACAAGTAGCAAACATTGTTTCCAAAATCAACGATGACACCGCAACCGTCGCATACGGCAAAGGTGTTGTGCGTAGCGGTGAGAAAGGTTTTAAGGCAGCGACCTCCGCATCTGAAGCAGCTGACTTCGTGGGCGTGCTGGTTCGTGAACTGAACCGCTCATACGCTGACGGCGCAACTTTCGGTGCCCCGATTGACCGCCCGGCGTCTGTACTCACCGCTGGCGTAATTTGGGTGACCGTAGCAACCGCCGTTGCCGTTGGTGACGCTGCGTATCTGCGTGTTGGTGCGACTCAGACCGGTGATTTCGCTAACGCAGCGGGTTCTGCCGCAACTCTGTCAGTTGCCATTCCGGGCGCTAAATTCCTCACTGCCGCGGCATCCGGTGGTCTGGCTAAACTGTCTCTGGTTGTTGGGGGTTAATAATGGATAAGTTAAACAGCGTTGTACTTGACGCACAGACTATCGCGGGCAACCCGTGGGTTAAACAGTATCTGGACGGTCAGAACGCTATCAACGTTCCGGCTGAATTCCGTGATGCTGATGGTGGTATCGCGTTCTATATCTCTCAGCTGGCACAGGTTGAGCAGACCGTTTACGCGACTCCGTATGCGGATATTACCTATCTGCAGGATATTCCGGTTGTGTCCGGCATTCCAGAGTTTGCGAACCATTGGAACTATCGTTCATATGACGGCGTTACGGTTGGGAAATTCATCGGCGCAAACGCATCCGACCTGCCGCGTGTTGCTCAGTCTGCGAAACTCCACACTGTACCTCTGAACTACGGCGGTATCGAGTGCCACTACAGCATCGACGAGCTGCGCACCACTGCGTCTCAGAACATGCCGATTGACACCATGCAGCAACAGTTGGCGTATCGTGGCTATGAAGAACACAGTCAGAAAGTGGCTTACTTCGGTGACTCACAGCTGGGAATGGGTGGTCTGTTCAACAACAGTAATGTGACCGTTACATCCGCAACTGTTGACTACACCACTGCCACCGGTCAGGAGCTGTTCAACATGCTCAACGACCCACTGTTCGACGTCATCAAACTGTCCAAAAACTTCCACCTGCCGAATACCATCCGCGTATTCCCGGACCTGTGGAAGCGCATGAACAGCACGCTGATGACCGGGTATACTGACCGCACCGTTATGGAGCATTTCAAAATCAATAACTCCTTCACCCTGATGACCGGGCAGGAAATTGATATCCAGGTTCGTTACCAGCTGACCGCTGCGGAACTGGCTGCGGGTGGTGTGTCAAACAACAACAAAGACCGTGTTCTCATTTACGAGAAAAACGACCGTAACCTGGGTGTTGCCAAGCCGATCCCGTTCCGTATGCTGGCACCGCAGAACAAAGGCCTGGCCGTAACCGTGCCAGCAGAGTATAAGATTTCAGGCACCGAAATTCGCTATCCTCTGAGCGCAATCTACCTCGATATGCTGTAATACCTACCCTCAGCAGCACCCAAAGCCATCTTCGGATGGCTTTTCTTTACCCGTTTAAGGATGTAGAATAACAACGGGTAAGTATTGCAACTAAAGGTGGTTTATGATTACTGTAAAAAATATTTCCGCTCGTCCGTTCATGATGCCGGGCGAAGAAGATGTGATGAAACGTATGCTGGCACCGGGTGATTCGAAAGAATTCGAAGTTACTCCGGCAATTTACAGTCTGGTCAGCGCGTATCAGAACGCAGGTGAACTGGTTGTCATTTCGGGTGAACTGAAGAACCCTGAATCGGACGTCGAGGATGTGAGTATCGATGGACTTCGTGCAGAAGCCGAAGAACTGGGTATCAAAGTTGACGCACGCTGGAAGAAGTCACGACTTCAGCAAGAAATTGAGGCAGCAAAAGCCGCCTCTTAATTAAACGCACAGGTATGTAACATGGATATCACCGCCGAAGTTATCGCAGATTTTCGCATCTGGCCGCTCGGCGGTCAGGCTTTCTCGTCCACTACCGATTTCCCGGACAGCCTCATTCAGTACGCATTGTGTGAGGCTGACACGGAGACAGGGAGTAAGCGCTGGGGAACATATCAGGCAGAATGCCACAACCTGAAACAGCGCGGACTCTTCTATTATGCAGCACACTGGTTATCTGTTTACTATCCTGACGGCGTGAATAGTGATGTCAATCAGGAGGCACGTTTGAACGTGGCGACAAAATCCGTAGGGGATGAGTCTATTTCGTATCGTGTCCCGGCAATGCTTGAGGTCAACAACGACTGGCTAACCTGGTCCGTGTACGGCCAGCAGTTCTACAGGCTCCGTAAACGCGTCGGTATGGGTGCATTAGCTATATGAGGTAATTGAATGTCGGTAACAACTTACGAAATTCTTTCTGCTAACACAGTTAGCGAACTCGTTGCGCTCGTCAATGCTGCAACAGGTAAAACGCCGCTCGGTGAGATATTCATCCGAGGTGGTGCACCTCGACAGGTGGTTGTCACAGGTGAGCCGGTAAGGGGGTACATCTCCGACGATTATCAGGCTGTTGTTGGTGTAGACCCCTAGGGTCTGGCTGACGCTGTAATGGCTGTCATGACTGATGAGATTCAGCCATTAGGTGCGCCAATCATCCGTAACAATACAATGATTCAAATGATGGGAACCGTGACCCCTTCAAGTATCGGCTCTGTGGCGTGGGGTGATATTACCGGGAAACCCGCTGTTATCGCTGCGGGTGCGGACGCCGCCGAAGCACGTACCGCAATTGGCGCGGGCACTTCAAGTCTGGTCATTGGCACAACTGCAACAACGGCAATGGCTGGCGATAAGTTCGCGCAAGGCTCAGCGGTATCCGATGTCGACTCGCAGACGGTATCGGGAGAGGATGCAGGCTCCGTGGCTACCTCGGCAACCACGGCTGTTAACGTGGTTGCGACAAAATTAAACGATCTGCTCGCCCAGCTGCGCGCCTCCGGCATTATCGCATCGAGCTAATCAACATAAGCCCCTTACGGGGCTTTGCATAACATGAATGCTTTCACGAATTCCGCTGCGACTTGCGGAACGATGGCATTGCCGTAACCGCGCAGTCGTCCCACTCTGGCGGGAACCCCATTATCTGACGAGCCATAATTGGGTGGAATGATTCGAGTTTTACTATCTGCTCCTTTGTCGGTTTTCCATTCAGACCAAAAGTGTGTAGCCACATCTGGCGATATAACGTGTCGTTTCTCATCTTCCCATCGTTTCTCATGAATGACCGACTTAAGTCCCCCGAATCCTTGTGTGACCGTGTTGTCGCGGTAGCCCAGGGTTGCTCCAAAGAACAGTCTGTCTCGCTTGTGCGGTGCGCCGACGCTACAAGCTGGGAGTACGGCAAACCCGACGGCGTAGTCTTCTCCTTCCAGGTGAGTTTGTAAATCGCACATCCACGATTTTCTAATTGCTGCCGCAACTTGTTCCCCAAAGAGGACTGGAGGGCGGCACTTGCTGACGAGATCGAGGAACACCGGGGCAAGGTGTCGCTCATCAAACTGTCCGAGTTGCTTCCCTGCGGTGCTGAATGGTTGACACGGTGGACTTCCTGTCCACAATCTTGTACTTGCTGGTACTCCTGCGAGTTGCAACGCGAGTGACCATCCTCCGATTCCTGCGAAGAAATGGCATTGAGTAAATCCTTGAACATCTGAAGCTGTGACTTCTGTAATTGAGCGCTCATCTACATATCCAAATGGTATCAATTTAGCGTTAATTAACTCACGCAACCATGCGGCCGCACCTTTGTCGAACTCGTTATAATAGTTTACGTTCATTTCAACCCTCGTATCGTGAGTTAACTTCCGGTACTCCCAAAACCACCCTGACGTTCAGTTTTCTGTTGGGGTGGTTCATTGATTTGCTTAAATATCACTTGTTCAACTGGAATCAGCATCCCCTGCGCAATCCGGTCACCATGATTAATCCAGAACACACCTTCATGATGGTCAACATCCTGCGTCAACTTGACCATCAATTCACCAGTGTAATCACTGTCAATGACACCAGTGCAATTCGATAGACGGACATCACTGTTAAATCCGTGACCACTGCGTGAGTAAATCATCAAAGCGTGCCCAACTGGTATATCAAATTTAAGCCCTGTAGGAATGATTACAGGTTCACCGTTGCGAACTGGCACTGGTTCATCGAGTACAGCATAAATATCGAAGCACGCGCTTCCTGACGTTGCATACGTTGGAATACGTGCACCAGGGCGTGACAGGTAAATGTTCATTTCACTCATTTTTTCAACTCTCCAGCCATGTTGTGCGCGGTTAAGCGCGATAAATTTATCTTTCGTTGTGAATAAAACTGTTCCGGATTTATGCTTTACTGCCCACATATTTAATCACCATGTATCCTGGTCTGGCGGAAAGAGAAACCTTATGTCCGTATATCCACGCGGTTTTATATACGTATGTTAGCTGTGCGGTGCGCAATTTAATGTCCGAATATGTTGATTTCGTTCTCCAGTTCCATGTGAATTCATCGCCTGGCTTTGCTCTTTCAAGGGCGTCAAGGAGGATGATACGCTCATACGACCTTACCCCACGTGATCTGCGTCTCCGGGTTTTGGGCTTCCCTCGTGCCAGACTTCGACCATCTGGTTTTCCACTTTTTGTAATTCGTATCAGTCTCTGTGATGGGTGTGCGACATCTTGAGGGACACTCTCTTCTGGAACAGAATTTATTTTTTTTTAAAATATAAGCTGCAAATGACATGGTGTTATTCCTCTCTGTAATTTACAAAATGAGTGTATCAGTAGCTGACGCGTTCGTCAATACCTCATTTTACCCCAAAATACCACGGATATCGGGGTGACGAATTTACTTTCACAATCAGCAGCTTACGCGCATAACCGAAAACCCCGTACATTTCTGCTATATTCCCTCTTCCCTCTTATTACTGTTTGTATATTGTCTATATACATTCTTTTACTATCTTACTACCTATATAATTACTATTTATTAAGGGTATAAGGGTAATAAGTAATAAGTAACAGAAAACTAAAGAGTTTTTTATACCCCGATGACATACCCCGAATGAGTTTTAACGGGGTATGTGGCGCTGCCGCATCCGATGTGTGATAATACTTGACAAACGAGGGTACAGCATGTCAGTCAACATCAAAGCGCTGCAACAAGCTAAACAAGCAATACGTTCGAAACTGGAGCAATACGCTAAAGCCAGTCAGAAGACCGTGACTGTCGGCATCCATTCGGACGCAGGTGAACATCCCGATGCTGGTATCACTAACGCGCAGCTCGGCGCATTGCTGAATTACGGTAACCCCGATAACAAGCTATTCGGTAACCCCGCACCTATCCCGCCGCGCCCCTGGCTGATACCCGGTGTACAGAGTGGTAAACAGGACATCGTGGACACTATCGCTCACGGCGTGGCTAATGATTTACCGCTTGAACAGGTACTGGAGCAAGTAGGTGCATTTGCGGCTGGTGCGGTGCAGCAATACATGACTGATTTACAGCAACCGCCAAACAGCGCGTACACTATTGCTCAAAAGGGTTCCAGCAATCCGCTTATTGACACGGGTGCTTTACGCGCAAGCGTGACGTATAAGGTCACCAACGAAAAACCTGACGAGGGTATCTTATGAGTCTGTCAATGCGTGGTCATATTGACAACGTGTTTAAATCTGTACCGGCGACACACGTGGGTAAATCTGGCTCATACGTGGACGGTATCTGGACCCCCGTGACATCCGGACCGGTTGCATTCACGGTGAATATTCAACCACTGAGCGACAAGGAAATTGATTTTCTGCGTCAGGGCGGTCAGCGCATAGTTGACCCACGCAAAATATACGTCAACAATGGTGACCTTGACTCAATCGCACTTGATGGTGAATGGGTATTCCTGGGTCAGCGCTGGAAAGTCATTCGCACTGACAACCGCCCGTGGCGTAAATACTGTAAGGTAATTGTGGACCGCTATGACCAACAATGAAATCTTTGCGGCTCTAAGACCGCATATACTCAACGTGACGGGCGTCAGCGAGTGTATCCTTGCCGACCCCAACGGACCGTCTCCAGACGGCCCATACGCCTCTGTGCGTCCACGTCAGAGCATCCGTGAACGCGGTCAGGCGAATATCATCATGACCGACGGTACAAATGACACTATCGTGTACGAAGTCCGCGCGCAGATTGTTGCATCCTGTGAAATTAATTTCTTCCGTGGTGAAGCAATGCGGTACGCTGAAATGCTGAAGGAATGTCACAAGCGCCCGGATGTGTGTTGGCCCCTGTGGAAAGCTGGTATCGGATGGGGTGGCACTGAACCAGTTAACAACCTGACAGCGCTGCAGGCAAGCAACTTCGAACAGCGTGCGCAAATCATTGTCAAACTGCTTTACGAAGCGGTGAATACGGTGACAGTGAATAACATCCTACACGTTCCGGTTAATGTGTGGGATGAGTACGACAGGCTATTACTTTCTGATGAAATTTCGATATAATGGTCAACGTGTGCACACTGTAACTTACGAGGACTCGTAAATGTCTTTTCCAGTTGAACAAATCATCCCCATCACAACCCGGATTTCTCCGGCGGGATTGGGTACGGCAAACTTCGCTTCCGCGATGTTGTTTGCTAAAAACTCCGAACTCCCCAGCGGTTTCGCCGAAGACACGGTGCGTACCTACTATTCCACCGCTTCTCTCGCTGCTGACTTTGCCACCACAACCGAGACGTACAAGGCCGGTGCCAAATTCCTCGGCTCTACTCCGGCAGTACCGAAACTCACTGTGTGGGCTACCAATTACGCTGATGCTACCGTCACCGCGACACTGACCAAAGCATTTGACAGGTTTTACTGGTACTGGACGCTTTTCACCAAAGACGTGCTGGTGACAGAGGCAGACGTGCTGGCGATTGCATCCTGGTGTGAAGATAACAGCGTCATGTTCCCGAACAGTCAGACCGGCACGGCTGCGGCTGAAATTCGTGACCCGAACGTTACTGATGACATCTGTTCGCAGCTGAACACGCTGGGCTATCGTCACGCGTTTACCGTTGCTCATGCAACCGACCCATACGCGGCCTATGCGCTCATCAAGCATTCTGCTTCGGTCAATTACAGCGCTGATAACAGCACTATTGACACTGAGTTTAAGAAGTCACCGGGTGTTGCTGCCGAAGACCTGTCCGACACCGAACAGAACGCGATGGTCACCAAACGTTGCGCATTCTACAGCATGTTGGACTTGCAAGGTAGCACCGACAGCGGTCGCTGGTTACAGACATGGTCACACAGTACCTACGGTGAGTCTATTTCCGATATCGTCGATTTGGACGCATTTGTGAACTCTCTACGCGTGGAACTGTACAACACCATCGTTAACCAGACTACTAAACTTCCGCAGACTCCTGTCGGTCAGGAAGCACTCATTGGTGCGGCCAAACGTGTTGGTAAACAGTACATCCGTAACCGTTATCTCGGCCCGCGCAATTACACCAATCCCGATACCGGGTTGGAGGATTACACCGATGGCTTCGAAGTGTTGACCAAAGCGACGGATATTCTCGACCTGTCCGATTCTGACCGCGCGGCGCGTAAGTCCGCACCGATTAATATGCGTGTGTTCAAAGCCGGTAGTGTCAGAATTTGTGATGTCACCGTTGATGTTTATTAATGGAGAATGACCGATGTCATTAGAAAACTTTTCCACAAGTAACACGGTCATCACAATTAATGGCCGAATCATTTCTGATTTTGGTGAGTCTGACCCGCCGTACACCGACGAGCCGATTGACGCATCCACTGCGTTACGCCGTGGTCTGGGTGGTAACGCTATTCGTCTGGACCGCATCAACCCGGGTCGTCGTGTCACGCTGAACCTCAACCCCGGCTCGGCTGACTCCGCGTATATCAACGGGCTGTTTCTGAGTAAGGCTAACATCGAGTTAACCTATACCCAGATTGGCACGCTTGACGCCGCTGTCGGTGCGGAAGGTGTGATTGTGAACGATGGTCCGCGTGGGCGTGGTGGCCAGACGATTACCGATGACCAGTGGATTTTTGAGTTCAATTCATGGACTGCGTCAAAGGGTCCGGCAAGCTAAACGAAAGGGGCCGATTGGCCCCTTAGTTATTTTCTTTTACTCCGAATGTGAAAGTCTGCCTTATCCATCATATCTTTACGCCAGCAAACGCCCGTACCCATATACGCCGGGTCGTCACTTTCCGCATAACCAAACTCATTTTCATGATACGTGCAAATCGTGTCGGTCTGCCCGTCATAAATCTGGAACTGCTCACCCTGTGCGGCGTGGGTACTGTTGCAGTAAATTGTTGCAGCCATGATGACCGCTAACTGGATTTTAAATTTGTGAATCATTTTGTACTCTCCTGTTGTTCTGTTGGGGTGACTATAGCCCGCTTTGACGCCGCCGTCAATAATTGATTGATGATTTCGTCAAGTGTACACTGTAACGACTAACAACCGGAGAAATAACAATGTCACTCGTTAAAACTTTTACCGCTGGCGACATCACTGTGAACGCTGCGATGCCTTCCGCATTTGAGCAGGACGAACTGTTATCCCTGGTGAGCGCACAGTTTATTGCGCACGCTGCCAACGTTTACAAAAACGGCGGTGAACTCGGTGTCAAAGATGTAACCCTGTTGCTTACCGCTGTACCACATCATATCAAGCAACGTATTGCCGAGGTACTCCTGAGCAAAGCAATGGTGGCGGGCACCAACACGAAAATCACGGTGAATGATTTCCCCGGTAAAATGATGACGCTGAACACTCTGCTGGCTGAATTATTTCTGTGGATTTACGCTGATTTTTTCGATTACGTGCAAAACGCAAACAAAGACGAGTAAAAGACACCGGGCGACGCAGCCCGGTCAACTGGTACTTTATGCGGGTTTGCACGGGTATCGAGGGAGTGTGCCCACCTCTTTGTACGTGGGCACAGTTAAAAGATGGTACAATATCGCTTGCTGAAGTCGAACAATTTCACTTTGCGATGGATGAATTGCAGGGTAAGTATATTGAGGCGATAAACAATGCAAGAAATTCCGCTAAATAACGGTGCGGCCAACTCCCATCAGACCTTCACGGTCAAGCTGGGCGATAACGTTCTCGACTTTGCGCTGGATTACATCAGCTATACCGACAAGCCCGCGTGGACAATGACTGTCTCACAGGATGGTGTTAATTACATCACCGGCGCAATGCTTGTTCCAAACGCTGAGGTCAGTAAAGCATACCGCGCCGGACTGGGTCGCTTCTTCTTTGTGGGCGATGAGGTAACCATCGACAACCTCGGTGTTGATAATCATCTTCTGTGGGTGCCCGAATAATGGCTAACATCATCACGCAGTTCCTCATCGGTCTCGGCATCTCTTACGATGGTAAAGGTGCTGAACAGGCTGAAAAAGATATCGACAACCTCGGCAAATCGGCGGAGCAAGCCGGTAGTCGGATGGACGATGTCGGCAAGTCCCTCGACCAGGGTGTTAAAACCGGTGTAGAAAATTCAAAATCACGCATCATGAGTCTGGTCGCCACGTTCAAAGGTGCCGGACTTGCGATGTCCGGTGTTGCCGCAGGTGTCGGCGCAGCGTGGGCGTTTGAGTCGAAGAAAGCGCAACAGGCTTACGACCTGAACAACCAGCTTGCAACCAGTCAGTTCGGACCAACTGAGGTTTACGGACTTGGCGCACTGGCCGAACAGCGCGGTGGCGACCGGCAGGCAACGACAAACAGCCTTTTAAATATCGAGCGTGGGATTAACCGCATTCAGACTGGTGACGCCGGGATGATTCAGCAACTGGCGGTTGCGGGAATCCGTGTCGATAACCCCACAGGGCGTACACGCGAGGATATTTACAGTGACATCGCCGGGCAGTTCCAGCGCCTCGATACGACGCGTCAGAGCAACGTAGCGGATATTTTAGGCCTCGACCCGGCCACCGTCAGAGTATGGCAGGAGTTCGGCGCTACAACGCTGGAAGTGTCAAAAGCCCGTGCCGCTGAACTGGGTTACACTGAGAAACATAATGCAGCGCTGGACGCAATCAATCAGACCATTCTCGACACACAGCAGAAAATGGAAGGACTGGGTAACAGCATTGCCGACATCCTTGCACCCAGCGTTAAAACCCTGTCTGACAGTTTCCTATCTGCTGCCACGGGTTTTACAAACTGGCTGAAAGCACACCCCGATTTACCGACAGATATCGTAAGTGGCAACTGGTACGATAAGTATATTGTTGGTAGTGCCAATGATACGGCAGAGTGGATCAAGGAGAAAACAGGCTTCGACACTCGGAACATTGGGAGGTCTTTTAGCGCTGAGAATAATCCACCAAAACCAGATTACGACTATACCCGGAAGCCGAAAGATAAAAGTATAACCAACGACGGTTCATATGGCGCTGAAGCGAGTCCGATGACCGATAACTACGCTCAGCAAAGTCGGCAACTGAGTCAGATTATGGAGTCCATAAATCGTCCGATTCAGCTTAACGGTAATTTCACCACACAGGGTGACGTAATACTGGACGGTAACGCAATTGGCCGTTACACCGTGAATCATCTTGAGACGCAGGTATATCCACAGGCAATCGACCAGACCCGGCAAAGGAGTTACTGACAATGGATTTGCGCCAGTATGAGATACTCATTGATACAAAGAATTTTATCACTCAGTCTTACCCGATGCTCCGGTGCTCGTTCGATGTAACAACGTATACCGGCGACAGCCTGAGTACCTGTGAGTTTCGCTTGTGGAACCTTGCGCCAACAACGAAGATTGAACCGAATCAGACCGTTGTTTTTCGCGCCGGGTATCAGTCGCGCATCGGTCAGATTTTCACCGGATTTGTCACTAACGTTTTCACTATTCGCGACGGTACTGACATTATCACCCGTGTGACGTGTCGCAGTGGCAGTAACGTGCTCGACGGCGGGACAACGAGCGCAAGTTTCGGTAAGAGCGTGACATTGTTTGACGTCCTGACCAGTCTCGCGCAGGACTGGTCGAAGCCGTTATACCTTGTCAATAGTGTGGACAAATTTAACTCTATTGTCATGGCTGGTGGCTACAACGTCAGCTCCGATATCAGTAAGGAACTCGACATCCTGGCTAAAGCATACGGCTTCGAGTGGCATTTGTACGCCGGACAGGTGTTCGTCGGATTCCCATCTGATGACCGTAAAGCCACGCCCATCAAAATCAGTTCCGCGACCGGGATGATTGACGCGCCCACGCTTCACGGCGGCATCGACGGTGTATTCTGCGACGTTAAAATGCGTCTTGACCCCCGTATGACACCTGCATCGGTACTTAATATCGAGTCAAAATGGCCCAAATTTGATTTCGGCGCGGTGGAATTCCAGACAACCGTTGACGCTAAACTGGAAGGTGACTGGAACGTTCAGACCATTCAGCACACTGGCGATACACATGGCCCCGACTGGTATACGTTTGTCAAAGCTGTACGTGCCGGGTCAATGGATACCACCACCACATCGAGTGATGTCGGCAATCGTCTTATTTATGGGCGTGTTGGCGTGCAGGGTGAGGATGCCAGTCAGCAGCAGGACTTCCGTACTGAGGTACGTAAACTTGGACAAAGTCTGGGTATCAGTCCAAACTGGATTATGGCTGTGATCTCCGCAGAGTCTAACTTCAATCCGCAATCAAAGAACAGTAAATCTGGTGCAGTGGGCCTGATTCAGTTTACTAATGCTGGCTGGACGAGTGCGTTTCAGAGTAAGTATGGTCGTAATAAAAATATCATCCTGTCAATGACTGCAGCCGAACAGGTCAGAGGTCCTTGTACTGATTATCTCAATCAGTACAAGGGGCGTTATAAGACAATGGGCGATGTGTACATGGCTATATTTAGTCCGGCATTCATCGGTAAACCTGCCACTACCGTGATGTACACATCACCGTCCAGAGCGTACAATCAAAACGCAGGGCTTGACACGGACCATAAGGGTTACATTACTGTCGGTGACGTGTGGCGGCGTGTTGAGGAACGATTCAGACAAGGTAAGGCGTACATGTTATGAGTTTAATTAACCTTCTGGTAAAGCGCGGCCCACAGCTTGGGTCGCTTCAGTTCGATGCCGTCCTGTCTGATGACCTTGACGCCAGTGTGGATATCGTGCAGTACCCCATTGAGACAGGTACGCCAATCGCAGACCACATTATCTATCAGCCTATTCGTTACACGATGACAGGTGCGGTATCGAACAACCCGCTGAAAGTCAGCATTACCGATTTCACCGGGGCATTAACAAATCTCGTCGATGATAATCCGTTCATTGCAGCAGGTGCTGGTCTGTTCGCGGGGTGGTTGAGTGGTTCAAATGAAACTCGCTCTAGTACAACACTGAACACTTTGCTTGATTTCATGTACTCCGGTCAGGTATTCACGGTGGATACGGGCGAAATTACGCTGAACAATATGATCATTCGGCGTATCGGGCGCTCTAAAGACCCGGAGAATGAAAACGGACTAATATTTGTTGCCGAACTGCAGCAGATTGTCACGCTTGACCGCGTGGCGAACGGTTCACAACCGGCACAGTATCAGCTGAACAGTAACGACGTTTCCAGCACATCCATATCCGGACTGATTGAGCGCGGTTACATTAATGTGAAGACAGCCGCAACGAATGTTGCCAGCCAGGTTACGACACTTTTGGATTTGTAAAAAAAAGCCCGCCACGGAGGGCGGGTGAACGCTACAGAGAGATGATACAGCAGGCTGGGTAGTTCAGGTAAGGGTTGTCCCTTAACTCAACTATCTCGCTATCATTGTCACGTTTCGCAACTGTTGTTATGTTTCACAACATTACTCCAGTCACTTACGGCTTACCCGTCAGCAAGATTGGACCACCTCGCTCGATGGTTACAACAGGGAATAGCGCCTAATGGTTAACAATCATCTGGTAGCTTGCCCCGCGAAGAACGGCCACCAGCTATTCGTGCGTTCCTGTGAATGAATAATTACATTGTTTGACGTGAGTGTCAATAGTATACTTGACATTATTTTCACAGGAGGGTGACATGACCGACATTAACCAGCGCCGCTCGTTTTTACAGAACGTCACCAATGACACGTTTTTCGAGAACATGAAGGACGTGTACACGTGTATCCCAGGTTACGTGCTGACGTTCGACCCGGACACACAGCGCGCACAAATCCAACTGGGGATAACCCGGACCGATGATGTCGCTAAAACCACTTTCGACCCACCGCCCATCGTGGACGTTCCCGTAAGTTTTCCGGGTGACGACTTCGTACTGGAATTTGCTATCAATCCGGGTTGTGAGGGTATGGTACATTTCAGTCAACGTTGCATTGATGGATGGAAGCAGACTGGCGGCATTGCTGCTAATCCCGTTAAACGCTTTCACCACAAACAGGACGCAATGTTCGTACCGGGAATCCGTTCACTGACTAATGTCATTGCTAACTTTGCAAATAGCGGTATACGCATTCGTGATGCATTGGGTAACCGTTACGTCTGGATTAAAAACGACAACAGTATTGAGATTAAAAACGCGTCCGCAACCACAACATACGCGGGGGATGGAACCATTACCACGCAAAATAACAGCGGACACATGACTCTGATGGCTGATGGCAATGTAGACATTAATGGTGTTATTATTACACCACAGGGTCAGATTACGTTGCCGGGTACTGGTGGTTTGAAACTTGCGAACGGCATTGATGCTGAAACTCACAGACACACAGGTGTAACAACGGGTTCAGGAACTTCCGGAGGGCCAACAAATTGACAGTCCGTAAACTTGATGAAAACGGTGATATTGTCACTCGGGGGTCAGTATTTCTCACCGGTCAAACCGAAATTGAGCAGACTATCCGTACCCGCTTGAGATTGTTCCTGGGTGAATATTTTCGTGATATTACTGATGGTACTCCCTGGTTTCAGGAGATACTTAACAAACAAACTTCTATGGATGTCCGCGAAGCGCGCCTCCGTGAGCGCATCGCTGGTACTCCGGGCGTCCAGCAGTTAACCAGTTTTAGTACGAACTTTGACATCGACAACAAAACTTATACGGTCACCGCGAGCGTGTTGACCTCCTACGGATTATCAACGGTGACCGAGAATGGCTGAATTAACCAGTACCGGCTATAGCGTAAAATCACAGAATGACTGGTTCGATGAAGAAAAACAGTTATATCTGGATATCGACAGTAACTGGAATCTCGACCCGTCCACCCCCGATGGGTTGAAGATAGCGCACGATGCTGAAATCTTCTCCGCGCTCGACGAAGTGTTGCAACAGGCGTACAACTCCAAAGACCCGAACAAAGCTAGTGGCTACGACCTCGACGTGATTTGCGCGCTGACAGGTACCGTCAGGAGTGAAGGCACTGCGTCCACTGTTACCGGGTTCGTATTAACGGGCACCCCTGGTACTCAGGTTCCCGCAGGTACACGCTTTGAATCATCTGTCACAGGTTATCGATTCACTCTTGACCAGACGTGGACGCTGGATAATTCAGGCACCGCAACGGTCGATATCACCTGTACCACGGTTGGTGAAATCGAAGCGGATGCCAACACCATTACAACAATCGTGGACACAGTTGCAGGTCTGGTGTCAGTTAACAACCCTACTCCCGCAACACCCGGCACAGCTGCCGAATCGGATGGGTCACTACGCGTAAAACGCGCGACAGCAGTGGGTCGCCCGGGTAACAACCAAATCGATTCGATGCTGGGCGAATTGTACGCCGTAGATGGTACGCGTCGGGTAAGTGTGTATGAGAATGACACCAATACTACCGACTCTAACGGCTTACCTCCACACAGTATCGCGCCGATTATCGATGGTGGTACTGATGCGGATGTGGCGATGGCTATCTACACCAAGAAAACCCCCGGTGTGGCACTTTATCAGGCTGGAACACCCGTTAGCGTGGATGTGGCCAGTCCGACATATCCTGACAATGTGAAGACTATTAAGTTCAGTCGTCCAGAATATGTAGATATGGTGATTGCGGTCACAATTAAAAATGATGGGTCACTACCGAGTAATACTGAGGATTTAATCCGGGACGCATTTATTGAGTTTGCTGCGGGTGGATTGGTACCGGCTGAGTTCGGGTTCAAAGTGGACGGGTTCGACATTGGCGAAACAGTGCCGTACAGCACGCTTTACACACCGATTAACAAAGTCATTGGACAATATGGTAACAGCTATGTACAGACGTTGACGGTGAACGGTGGAACGAGCAACGTTACAATCGCGTTCAATGAACTGTCACGCTGGACAAGATCTAACATCACGGTGACGCTGGTATGAATATTCCTGACCGTATTTACGCCCAATACCGTACTAAGCCGAAAGCGGTTGCATGGTATCAAATCACACGTAAACTTGCGGCGGAACTGGAAGACCCCGCAACCGCAGTTCGCGTGATGTACAACATTGACACAGCGGTCGGCGAACAGCTAAACATTATCGGTCGTATCGTGGTTGTTGACCGTACTTTCACGGGGGAAGTCGCACTTAATCCCGGATTATTTGCCGATCCAGATGGTGCAGAATTTGGTGATGAAGAAGCCGTATTTGCTGCGCCATATATTGACCAGGACGGCCAGATGTCAGATGACTTGTATCGTCTGGTTATCAAGTCGAAAATCATTAAAAATAACTCAGATGCAACCATTGATTCCATTCTTTACGGTATGAATTTTCTTCTTCCTCACGCGGAAGTATTACGTGTTACGGATGGGGAAGACATGTCGTTTAGCGTGGAATTCTATGGTCGAATTACCAATCTTGAAAGATGGGCGTTATTGAACGCCAAATTAGTACCAAAGCCACAGGGGGTTCGTTTTAACGGTTTCCTTGAGGGGTTGGATTATGTACAATTCGGTGATGATACTGAGGAATTTGGTGACACCTCTGCCGAGTTTGTCGGACTAACTGGAGTCTAAATAATGGCTTTAAAACGTAACGAAACCTATCCGGGTCGCTTCAGCAACCCAACAGACGACCATCCTCAAGGTGCGTTTAAAAATCGAAGCGCACCGGGAGCGCAAGATGGTTCGTATCTGGAACAGCAATGGGCCAATGACTGGGATGGTTTTTTCGGGCGGTTACTAACCCTCGCAGAGATTAGCCCCAATGGTAACGTGGACACAGCTTCATCCAGTCAATACTATGACGCACTGAAATCTCTGTTTCTTCAACGTACAGATCCATTCGGGGACATCAAAGCAGATGGTGCGGCGGCAATCGCGACAGCTCTCTCAAATCTTGGTTTGGGGGAGGCAGCAAAACGAGGCGTGGGAACCGACGCAAACCAGATACCAGATATGTCGAGTTTTGCAGCAACAAGTACGAGCCAATTGCTTCCGGGTGGGAAAAAACTGTTATGGGGCGATGGCTATTATCAGCTTTCTACCGGTTCAGCGGGTACTGTTGTCTCGTTCCCGACAGCATTCCCTTCCACTTGTTACATCGTTCTTATTATTGATGACGGTGTTGGTGTTAACCGTGTGGCCGCAAAACCGGAAAGCAGAGATCAGTTCAGATGCTGGGGCAAAGGCGACAGTGGTGCATACAGCAACACCAACTTTAGATATCTTGCAATCGGGGAGTAGTCATGCTTTTTAGTCCATCGTTAAACAGATTTTACCAGCCCGCATGGGAAAAAGATTATGTTCTGGCAGGTGACTGGCCGGACGACCTGATAGAAGTGTCGGGCGATGTATTTGCTGAGTTCACATCACCGAAAGCAGGGTTCGTTCGAACGGTCGTCAATGATTTGCCTGCATGGAAGGAGGCTCCGCCTCTCACACGTGAAGAGCAGGCAAACATTGCAGAGAATACGAAACAGCAATTGCTCTATGCCGCAAAGCAAAAAATCACTGGCTGGCAAACTGATTTACTGCTCGGTGATATCAGTGATGAAGAAAGGGAAAAATTAATTCTCTGGCGGGATTACATCAGAAAACTGGAGGCGATTGACACATCAAAAGCGCCGGATATTGAGTGGCCTTTACCTCCGCAATAAAATAAGGGGCCGACTGGCCCCTTTCTCATGCTTTGAATTGCTCGCCGAACCTGAAGCCAAGCCGTTCCAGTTTGGCGTCCATCTCCATGATGAATTGCGGGATGGCGTCGTCGAACCTCTTCATGAACACGTCTGAGCGTTCGACTGTCGTCATAAAGAAGTTATGCTTCAACATTCGCGGGTCATGGCTATGGAAATCTACTTTATTCGTGCCGATAACCCACATCTGGAATTGCGTCTGCGCCATGTAGTCTTTGTCCATACGGCCATCAACGATTAGCTCTATGTGCCTACGGCTCATGTATGGACATTTTATCTCCAGCGTGAAATCATCCATCACTCCATCCGGTGAGCAACCGCAGCACACCAGACATCACCTGGCCGACCCCCACCAGTAATTAACGAAAAACCTGACACCCTTTCCACCATTGTTGCCACCGGGACACTCTGTCCCGGTCGTACATTAACACCTTCCCGTTATCACGCATGACATCGGCTGCAATGTTTGGGTCACCACCCGTGGTTTTCAGTTCCCCACTCACTGTCATTAAATCATTCGCCGGGGGTGGACACAGTTGCGTCGTAGACGTCGAGCAACCCACTGTTACGCACACACTCAGCAATACCAGGGTCTTTGATACGGTCGCGATAAACTGTGACATATTTAACAACCTCTTTGTCTCGTAATTCATTACGTTCCTGTTGCGCTTCCAGCAGTGCCGTATCTTTGTCGTTCAGTTCACTCTGGAGACTGTCACGCTTTTCGACGAGGGTTTTATACTCTTTGAAATCGTCCAGCTTGACCGCATTTTTACCCGAAAAATAACCCATAGCGTACACTATAACCATTACCCCGGCGAGTATCACGTTACGCATCATTTCTCTCCCAGTGTATACAGGCACAAATACTCTTCCTGCTCGCGGCGAATCGGCTGTCCGGAACAATTGTTACTTTTGATGCGACAGTCTTTACCGCCATCAAAAACCCAACGTGGAATTTGTTTACAGGCATTTTTCCAGTCACCCTGTTGTAACAATTTGAAGAATGTTGACCCTTTACATTTGGTAGGTCCAATGTTGTATGGGCAGAACGATGCGATACCGACCTGTTGCACCGGGTTCAGTTTTACCGGGATATTCTCACGTACCCACTGTAACGACTTCTGTGCTTCCTTATCGTTCAGAAGGTCACATTGCTTTTCAGTAAGCCGCATACCCTTTGTCACTGACTTACCATCGATGCGCGTCACACCCCGGCAGATTGTCCAGATACCTTTACCGTCCTGGTACGCAGTGGTGCGATTGCCTTCTTTCTCGTTCAGAAACTGATTGAACAGGTCCGTTTGCGTGACTACCCCACCTCCCAGTGCAAATACCGCCAGGAGTGCCGTCATTTGCTTACTTAAAGGATTTTTCATTTTGTTACACCCGTTGTACAATTAAGACTATTCTATCACGCGAGTTTGAAAGATGACCAAATGATTTACGCATTCCTCATTGCTGCACTTATTGTCAGACCCTCATACCCCACTTTCCTGTTTGTGGTGTCTGCGACTCTGTTTCAGTTGGTACTCGGTGATGCGGACGGTTCGGTTTACTTCTTACTGGCAGCATTTTGTGACTACATGGTTGCCGGTCTTCTTTATCGCTTCGGACAATCCCGAAAATCTCTCGATATGATGCTGATAAGCGTCGTTTCCATTACACTGAACCTGACAGGATGGTCACTGTGGTACTTCCACCTGCCGCCGGACGTGTACGTGGGATTACTCGGGGTTCTTTACACCGTCGCAATCATCACGATACTGAGAAAGGATGGTGAGGATGTGGGAGGTACTGAAATTCATATCGACTACGCTGGTCATCATTCTAATGCTGATTCAGGTCGTTGAGTGGTATTTTAAGGCGAGGAAATGGTATGAGTTTAACAGGAAACACACAGGTCGGAACAGCAGTGGCAAGCGGGACGACTGTGACGGGTCTAATGACTAAGTACGGCATCACCCCGGAAACCATCGGTATCATTGCAACATTGGTAGGTATCGTGCTTTCGCTGGTAATGATTTACGGTCATATCAAGCGCATTAGAAATGAATCGGCGGAACGCAAGGAAAAGGAAGCCATTGCAAGAATTGAAAAGGAAAAGGCAGAGATTGAACTTGCTGAAATGCGCCGAAAGATGAACAACCCGGCGCAGTGACGCGCCGGTATTCTTACTTGTTTAACAACGGTAAAACTAACTTTTCCGCTTCCTGAATGTACCAGTCGTAATTCAGTGCACCCCAGTCAAAGTCCTTAGCGTCGGCACATTCTGTCACCTTCCATCCTGCACACATACTTGTTTCGCGCACTGCATCGTGCTTGCTGCGACTCTTCGTGTGGATACGCTCATCCCACGGTGTACCAATGCTGTCGAGGTCTCCCGGTTGGCCGGTAATCTCACGCATTACTGCATTGTACACGTCGTCTTTGACACCATTCTTGCGCTTCCATGTACCGGGTGTACCGGTTGGTGGTAACAGCTTAACCAGTGACCCACCATTACGTGAGATAAACACACGTGTGGTATTCTGCATCTCCTGTTCAGCGCCCCACTCAGGCCAACGCATGACCAGACGTGCCGAACGTGGTACTTTAGCGCGCAGCATAAAGTCAAACGGGTCACGGTGCTGAGTGATGAATGTGCGGATGTCCTCACCGTGTACGAGTGCTGCTTCGGCTGCTTTAGGTACTACCATCGCACTAGGGTCTTGGTGAAATTGATAGTTGTATTCGTATGCTCCTTTGCGCTTAATTTTCATATTTCCATGACTCCCGCTTTGCGTGATTGGGGTGATAATTTAAATCGCGCTCAGCTTGCTTGCGAACGGCGATTGCCTCATTCTTATCTCTGAATGTGCCCAAGTGATAACGAACCCCTTCATGCGATATACGTACTAACCATCCCGCACCATTTCTTGTAACACCTCTGCACCCGGAGGTGTTATCTTTGCGTTCACCCTGATTTCTAGCATTCTCAAAAGCCGTAACAAGACGTAAATTTTCCCAGCGGTTATCCTTTCGATTACCATTGATATGGTCAATTTCACCATTCGGATGTTCACCTGTCATATATAACCACACGAGGCGATGTACGAGAAACATCAACCCAAAACAATTCGTCCAGTAATAGCCCCTATTATTACAGTCCCTTATTGGCGAATATATTGATTTGGGTTTACCATAACTATCGTATCTCTTTATTCTTGCGAATTCCCCAGTCGTGGAATTATAAGTGAAATGTTCTTTTAATAACTCCAGAGACATTTCTTCTCTGCATTTCAATTTCCACATCATTGTCTCATACCGTTGCGATTTGTTTATACCATCCTAAATTTTCTTTTGTCCGATGTCAACCAATGGTCATTATGTAATTGTTCACATCACGCTGATAAAGAGATTTTACTTCGTCCGTCTCAAGTCCCAACATTGTGTCTTTCTCCCATTCCGCACAAATAGATTCAACTAACGAATCATATTGTTCGGGGTAGTACATGACAGCCCCGTCAGTATTCGATTGCGGAATAATCATGTCTGGAACTCGCGTTATCAATCTATCAATCAACATTGCTAAACAAAGTTGTCCCGTAATAGTGATACTCAGAAGACACCTGTGGTCGCAGAATGGGCTGAATTTACTCCCCATGTTTCCGAAGGTGCCGTTGAGGGCGAGTTTCAATGCAGCATCAACTGTTTTATCTCCCGCTCGCTTAGCATCACGGCGACGAATGAACAGTTGTTCATATACATCACAAAAAGTTTCACTAAGGTGTTCCGGATAGTACCTGTTCTTTATACTAATGGACGGGTACATGCTTGTAACATCTTTATTTTTCAATAACTTACCATTGCCGGAATGCACAATGTAGTTCGGAATACTACTGTGAATACCTCCCAATCCGAACGAATATTCGACACCATCGACCATGACGGTCATATCACTAAACACACCTTTTGTGGTCAGTAATTCGTCCTGCTGTTTCTTCGTGAGTACAACCCCACGAATGCGTTCCAGAATTTGATTGAACTCCGGTCGTTCGAATTTGATATAGGGAGGTATGCAATCCGCGAGAGCGATACGTTCGCGAATGGTTACTCCCGAGCAATCCACTCCGGCCTTTTCCAGTTCGTGAACAAATATGTCTTTACCAATTTTAGTGTCGGCATGGTTCATAAAGTTACGACCGTATTGCTTTGTCAGTTCCTCACGGAAATGAATTTTGTCGAGTGAACGCACAAAGAATTTCAGCGTCTCTCGCACGTCGTGTTTGTTATAATCGATGAGAATGTCTTTCTGCTGGTCGTTTAGCACCATTCCGACCGGGAATGGCAGGTCTTTTACGTTAGGGGACTGCATACCCACTTCTAACGCCTTCAGACTGGTACGTCGGGCTTTATTATCGAAGTGATGAATTTTGTACAGGTCAATCTGCTCGAAAATCTGGTCGCGGTCCCATATAATTTCCGGCCACTGACCTTCGGGTTTAATCTGCGATTGTGCTTTTGTGTAAATCTGCTCCAGTGTACAACCCGGCGCGTTAACCACGTAGTGCAACACCGGATAGTCAAACGCCAGGTTATTAAATCCGATGCCACGGGCTTTACTGCGTCCCAGGTTGAATACGAAGTCAATCAGTTGAGACTGTTCGTTTTTGCGGTCACTGATTTCGAAGACTAACTCTATACCAGTCGCAGCGTGAATAAATGAGGCGGTGAAGATGTTCTTGTACGTCTCTAAATCGTATCCCCAGTCACGCGGGTCCAGTGGTGCAATGCTGGAGAACGCCGAATCAGCCCCACAGTGGGGGCAATTGTGGAGGTCAGCGGGATATGTTTTACCGCAAGTTGCATCCTCGCATTTTGATAAATAGTGCATCTCTGTTCCTCTCTGTAAGAAAAGCCCCGGTTAAGGGGCTAAACGATAATAGTGTCACCTACTTTTAAAGCGAAGGCTTCGTTTCGGTCTTTGAACCATTTTTCTGTATTTGAGACACTCCCCCAGTAGTTGTATTCAATCTTGACGTGGTATGTTTGGTATTTTTCATCCCCGTGTATACCCCGCATCATTTGTTTTGTTTAAACCATTCTGGTTAATGTATTCCCGGCGTTGCTCCAGCACCTGTCTGACAGCCTTCTCCAGTTCGTCTAACTTTTCATCAAACTGTTTCAGTCGTTGGTCGTGTTCGGTCATACCGCACCTCTCTGTTAAATTACCCCGGTTTGCACCGGGGATTTGTGGTTATGCTACTTTCTGACAGTGTTGTGCAATTAACTCTTCGCTCCAGCCGGGCATACTGAGCAACTGTGCTTTGGTATACACCGCGCTGTTGTAGCTGTACTTCTCTTCGACAACCGGCGGCGGTGTTACCAGCAGGTCAGTTGCTGGCGGCGGTGTTGCAGGTGCCGGAGCAGCCGGGGCTGGGGTTGATGCTACCTGAGCGGGTGCACTACCACCGAACACGCTTGCTGCATCCGGACCGCTGCCTTCACGGACAATCGCTTCACCAGGACGTGACAGTTCGAGCAGGTTCGGGTTCAGATATACACCCGGAGTTTTGGACGGTTTATTACCTTTCGCCACGATATTCACACGGACATAATCACCGAGTTTAATAGCGTTTACGTCCTGAATCGCATCGAGCGGATTGTATTTACCAACATGGTAGCAGTTGTACGGAATGCGGGTATTCAGGTGCAAGACCCAGTGACCGCGTTTGTGTGGGTCGCTGTTCGGCGCGTGACCGGCTTTGTTCGGGATGTCGCTATCACCATCAACCACCTTCCATGAGAAGTCAGCGCGGCGAGTGGTAGCAACATCGTAACCGTTCTCAGCGTCCACCGCCGCCATTGCGATTTGTTTACCCCATTCGGTATCTTTCCAGTCTGCTTCGCCAGTTTTAGGAATTGCGATACCGATATAAATTTCTTTAACTGGCTGACCATCTTTACCGATAACCGGTTGCTTTGTGACGTCATCAGTGCGTACATTTTGTTTCAGCGGGTGACCGTGAATCAGGCGAGCAACAGGGGTAACGAAAGTAAATTGAGCCATCTTGTAAATCCTCTCTGCTAAGTGTGGGAGACCCTCTGTCTCCCGGTGATTTGAATACTACGTTAGTTTGACGGGTACGTCAACAGTTATTTTCGGGAAAATACATTTTTAATTGCACGTTCATCAACCTGTTCCAGCTTGACACCCGTGACAGGTGTTTCGGCGTACTGCTCAATAACGGACGGGTCGATACCTTTTTTGATACACTGTGTAGGCGTGTCCAGTTCCTGCGGCTTACGCACATCGACGCCCTGCAACTCCGCCATAAATATCACCTGGTCCGTCGGAACGTCTTTCTTCCAGCGCTTGCGACCATACGTGGTTTTAGCGCTGTAGAATGTCACGTGTTGCCCCTGCTTAATCTCGTGCAGTGCCTGTTCCTCCAGACCACTGAGACGCATTTTAATCATCTCCTGTGCCCGTTGCAGAAGTCGCAACTCAACACCCAGCGCATGACCGGACAGATTGTGTGTCTGCAGCGACGTCACGTGGTCAATACCGGCGTAACTCTGTTGCTTCAGCGTGTCACAATGTGCGCGTGCGCTACAGTCGAGACAATGCGGTCCTGGTGTGCACAGTGGGGCGACGTCCAGTACGCGGGGCATCGTCTCGTTCACCTGCTGCCGGTATGCGCATAATTCATCGTATGTGAGCGCCCATTTACGCACTGTTCCCTCACTGGTAAATCCACGGGGTTGCACGATGACCAGTTCGATAATGTCCGGCGGTGTCTGGAATTGTTCACAGATGCTGAATGCTTCAATCAACAGCTGCCAGTTCTCGAACGGGTCAACGATTCTATGACCGAATTTAGCATCATAGACGCGTAACACATTCACTTCCGGTACATACACCCACGCATCGGGGATGCAGTACCAGTCGCCGTAACCCGGTACAGGACACACTTCTTCAACGTGAAGGTCGTGCACTCGTCCGTGACTGTTACAGTAACCCCACACCTCGTTAAAATACTCACGGGCAGCGTCAAACAGTTCATCTGTGATAACAATTCCATCTTTTGACAGACTGCCCACCAGGTCACTGAATGGCTCATTTTTGAATAACTTCTGAGCCACCTCGTGACATGCCCGGCCCTCAAGCCGGGATTGTGACGGTTCGACGTCCAGTGGCGGATAAGCCTGTTGCGCCCGGAATGACCCGTTACAGGCCATCCACTGATTCGCGTCGGACACTTTGGGTAGTTGTGCGGTCATAGGTGAATACCAATCATATTGTGAAAAATCAACGCGACCTTCGTACTGACTCATGGTCTTCCGTGCCGCGTTGAGGTCTAAGGAAACGGAAACTTCATGTGAGTGGTTTCCGTGATATTTTTTAAAATGCTCTATTGCTTGCTCTCTTATCCGTCCGTCCATCCTAACCTCTCAAAAGGCCAATGGTTTAAACACGATGGCTTATGATTGTTATCGATGACCCATTGCCCGTCGTATGTGAATCTTTCGACAATTCCCTTAACTTTTCTAAAGTAAACACCGGTATCCCGGTGTTGATACAGAATAAAACCACTCATGCTTTTAACTCCAGTTCCCATGAACGTTCGATACATTGACGAATCGCTGTTTTGATATGAAGTACGGCAGCCGTCGCATACATGAACTTGCACACGGTGAGATATGTCATATCACCCGCGTGAACAACTTCACACTCGTGATGGATGCCAGCGAGCACTTCGTCGCGTGAAGCAAAATCCGCCATCATTTCAGCAGATTCAAGCATGTTAATGATGTTTTGAATTTTAGTTTTCATTCTGTATTTCCTTCAGTTCGTTGTCTATGAACTAACTATACTCCTCATTGACGAGTCCGTCAACATTAAATTAAAAAAATCCCGACTTCCGCCGGGACATGTGGTTACTCACCTAAATGCGCTTTAACACGTGCCACGAACGGACCGATTTTATCCGGGTGGGCGTTCAGTTCCTGCACCGACGACATACCGTCCTGCGCCAGCAGTGTGTTCACAGTTGCCACATCAATCTTACCGTGACGCTCGGTCAGGAAGGTCATGAGGCGCGGGAAGTCCCACTCGGTTACAGGCGGTGCAACAACTACCGGTGGCGGTACAGGAATCGGTGGAATACCCGCAACGGTTTGCTCGGTTACCACATCGGTATCAGTGTGGAAATCATCACCTGGTGGTGTTACAGGTGGTTCACCAATTTCCACGGGTTCCAGGGCTTCAACTTCTTCGTCTGTCATCACTGGTGTTTGAGTATGTAATTCGCCCTTAACAGACTCAACCAGTGCCGCCCACTCCTCCTCATTCATATCCTTCGGCTTACGACGCAGACGCCACGTACCGTCCGCATTGAGCGCTTTACTGGTGGAGTGGATACGCTCGTCCCACGGTGTGCCGGTTGAGTCGGTGGTGGGCGGTGTTTGCTCTTCATTGTCACCCATTGGTACAGCCAACGACTCAACCTGTTGAGCGGTCGTGTCGATTTCCGGCTCTGTCATCAATAGCTCTTCTGTGGCGGCGCGCAAGCGCTCCAGCGCTTCGGTCGCGTCAATGTGGGACAGCAGAGTATCGCGGTCACGCTCGGCGGGTAAAAGTTTGGTCAGATGAGTGATGAAAGGTGTCACATCGACCGGGTAACCGTCTTTTTCGCTGGCAATTTCGATAAGTGCTTTACCAAATGCACGCAGCGCAATGTGGTCGTCGTTCGGGATGGTTAAGGTAATACTGCTCATGTCTCTCTGTCCTCCGTTGTTGTCGATGCGGTGAACTTTATATCACCATGACGCATTCGTCAACAATATTTTAAAATTTGACACGGGGTGGGTGGTGCGACATAATGACGCCATCGTCAATGATAATGGAGAACAGAGAGATGGCATATGATATAGACAAGCTGATTGAATTTTATAACTTTCCACTTTTACAGCATCCCCATTACCACGGAGATGTTACGCGGGACACGATCGACGCACTGGAAGATGCGCGAACGAACGAAGCAAATCTGTCCATGCTGCCCGAAATTCTCGCTCAGTTACCGGAAGAAGATGAACTTTGTGAAATCATCGATACGTTAACGGACGCTTTGAGCATGAAGAAAGACGACATGAAAGAGCAGATTAAAAAGGTCATAGAAATGCTGGAACAAAAACAACACGAATTAACGCAACGAGCGGAGTACGCGGTGGAGTGTGCGAAATAATATGGCACGTAAACTAATCAGAAAAGCACGCGTGGTCGTGCGTAAAGTGTGGGAGATGTGATGCAACTGCGCCCCTATCAGTCCAGTCTTGTGACTGGCATTAATAATTACTGGTCAACACATCCACGGGGTAAGGTACTGGCAGTGCTTGCGACAGGTGGTGGGAAGACTGTTATTTTCTCGTCTATCATCGCTGCCGAACAAGGTGCGACATGTGCCATTGCACACCGCCAGGAACTCGTCAGTCAGATGAGTCTCACGCTTGCCAAAAACGGTATCTATCACCGCATTGTCGGTTCGAATAAAACCGTGAAAAACTGCGTGAAGATTCACATGGATGAACTGGGTAAGACATTTTACGACGCCGGAAGTAAACACGCGGTTGCCAGTGTGGACACAATTATCCGGCGCGGCGAGCAACTTGCTAACTGGTTACCGTCTGTTCGTCTGTGGGTTATCGATGAGGCGCACCATGTACTTAAAGATAACAAATGGGGTAAAGCTGTGCAGATGTTCCCCAATGCTCGCGGACTGGGGGTTACAGCTATACCGTGTCGTGCGGATGGTAACGGTCTGGGAAGTCATGCAGATGGCGTGTTCGATACCATGTTCGAAGGTGTGGCAATGGGGGAACTCATACGAGATGGGTATCTGACCGATTACAAAATATTCGCACCTCCCAGTAGTTTCTCACGTGAACAAATTAAGGTGAGCGAGTCCACGGGGGACTTTAACCTGAACCAGATGAGGGAAGTCGTTAACGGCTCATCACTGGTGGCACATGATGAGAAAACCATCACTGGTGATGTTGTTGCTCAATATCTGAAAATTGCCCGTGGTAAATCAGGCGTGACATTCACTGTTGATGTGGCGAGCGCTGAGGAAATCGCGGAACAGTATAATAAAGCAGGTGTCCCGGCGGCGGCAATAAGCTGTAATACTCCCGACCTTGAACGATTCGCAGCGGTGCGAAAATTTAAAAATAAAGAGATATTACAGTTAGTTAACTCGGAAATTCTGACTGAGGGTTTTGATTGTCCTGGTATTGAGGTTGTTTCATTTGGCCGCCCAACCGAATCATACAGTATGTATGGTCAAATGTTTGGACGCGCCCTCAGACCGTTACCAGGTAAAACCCACGCGATTATTATTGACCATGTGGGCAACGTCATGCGCCACGGTTTACCAGACGCACCGCGTGAGTGGAGTCTTGACCGCCGGGAGCGTCGCACAGGTAAAAGTGAACCATCGACGGTGCGTGTGTGCGTCGCATGTGCAGCAGTGTATGAGCGGTTCCGTGACGCGTGTCCTGACTGTGGCGAACCTGTACCAAAACCGGCAGACCGCTCCGGACCTGTGCAAGTGGACGGCGACCTGTACGAGCTTGACCCGGATGTACTGGCACAGATGCGTAATGAAGTTGTGGGAGCACGTGAGACGCCCGAGGCAATGCGTGACAGACTGACCGCACAACATGTACCAATGCCAGGAGTGATGAGCAATGTCAAACGTCAACGCGAGCGCCTGGAAGTATTGGAAAAACTGGACGGACTGATGGCGACTATTGCCGGTTACTGGCGACACGATGGTATGAGCGACAGTGAGATATTTCGCAAATTTTTCCTGACTTATCGTACCGACTGGTTGAGCGCACAAAGCCTGAAAAAAGATGATGCAGCAGCACTCATGGAAAAAATACAAAATGATGTTGACGGACTCGTCAAAGGTGGGTTATAGTTAGTTCATCGAAACGAACTGAAGGAAATACGAAATGTACACTCTGATGACTCTGGAAACTGAAACAAGCACCGCAGAATACCGCGAAATGACTATGGAACAAGCCTACAAACTGGCATCCCGCGGTGGATTCTATAAGGCTCAAATCATCAGTGAAGAAGGAGTAGTTGAATATGAATTTCACTAAATACAGCACAACGGTTGATTTTGAAGGGGTAAAAATCGACCTACCTCCGGGATACAAATACATCTGTCGAGACAAATTCGGGTTTGTGTATGCGTGGAGAAAACGCCCTGTTCACAATGAGTTTGGTGCGGGAGATGGTTCGGAGATGCCCCTGCGATTGGGACACCAGTCGAGCCTGTGTGAACTGGAACCAATTTTACGACAGTATCGAATGAAATCGAACGGCGGAGTAACATATCAGACAGGTGCAGTGAGGGAGTTTAAATGACCCCAACACTTCTCGAATGGCAACGTAAGCACGGTATCACGGCTGAGGCGCTGGCTGACCTTGTGACAATGGTGGGACTGGATGCCCCACGCTCAACCAAAGGTACGCCCGAAGCACGCGTGCAGGATGAAGCGCGACTACTGGCCAGTAAAAAGGGCTGGCGACTGTTTCGCAATAATGTGGGTGTCCTGAAAGATGAGCGCGGTGTACCGGTGCGGTACGGTATCGCAAACGACTCCCCGGCGATGAACAAACGTATCAAGTCGAGCGACCTCATCGGTATCCGCCCCGTGGTTATCACGCAAGATATGGTCGGGTCAACCATTGGACAGTTTGTGGCGCGTGAGGTAAAGAAAGCTGGATGGAAATATAAAGGTACGGAACACGAGCAGGCACAGCTTGCATTTGGGACACTCATTATCGGGCTGGGCGGTGACTTTAAATTTTGGTCAGGGGAGGGGGAGTTGTAGTGGATATTAAAACAGAGAGTACATGGTTAATGTTTGGCGATTGTCTGGAGCGTATGAAAGAGATCCCGGATGGTAGCGTGGATATGGTGTTAACATCCCCGCCTTATGACGATTTAAGAACTTATAATCAGTCATCTTCGTGGAAACAAAACACATGGGAGAGCACGCTGTGTGAAATAAAGCGCTTATTGAAAGTCGGAGGTGTATGTGTATGGGTAGTTAACGATGCCACAAAAAACGGTAGCGAAACGGGTACATCTTTCAGACAAGCACTCTTTGCAATGTCTATAGGTTTAAAACTACACGATACAATGATATATCAGAAATCTGACTACATGCCCTTGACGCATAGCAGGTATGAACAATCTTTTGAGTATATGTTCGTATTTGTTAAAGGTAAATTAACAACTTTCAACGGTCTGAAAGATAAAAAGAACGTTGGTTTTGGACGTAAAATAACAGGAACATGGAGAAGTAGAAATGGTGAAACAATATCAAAAAGCGGTGCAAACATTAAAGAAGTCAGTGAATTTGGTTTAAGACCCAACATATGGGAATATTGTACAGCTAAAGGAAAAAAAGAACATTCACATCCAGCTGTTTTTCCTTTGGATCTAGCACGCGACCACATCATATCATGGTCGAATGAAGGAGAGACAGTTTTAGATATGTTTATGGGCAGTGGTACCACCGGTGTAGCGTGTAAGAACACGAATCGCAAATTCATTGGTATTGAAATGGACCCGACTTACTACGGTATCGCATGTGGGAGAATTTTAGCTAGTTGACCACTCCGTCAACCTGTGCCATACTGCAACAAATTACCTAATGGAACTGAATTTATGAGCAAAGAACATATTTTAGAAGTAGCTTACACGATGGCGCAGCGCGACGGCTTTGGTGCTCTTACCCGCGATGGTGTTGCGGCTGAAGCTGGCGTGGCGATGGGTTCGGTCAACCATCACTGGGTCAGGATGTCCGCACTTCGTGAAGCAGTGATGCAACGGGCAGTCGAAGAAGAAAACCTTGAATTAATCGGACAAGGTATCGCGCTGGGTGACACTATCGCTAACTCTGCACCACTGGAGCTACGCACTCGCGCGCTGACCACCCTGCTTTAACAACTAAAACAGAGAGACAGATATGACACATGCTAATCCCCCTGCACAGGGGGCTGATTCCCTGCACTTTATCGTCTGCAAAACAGTACCTTCACAGAAGAAACCCGGACGCACGGAGAAGATGCCGTGTAACGCTGCTGGCGAAGTGGTCAGTCTGCACGTCGCGGACCGGATGTCACATGCTCAGGCGGTTGCGGCGGCTTCCGCACTGGGTGAGTCATATCGTCCTGCGGTTATTCTTACGGGTGACGGACGTTTCTGCGTGGATATCGACGGGGCACTACAGGATGATAACACCTGGTCGCCGCTCGCGCTGGAGTTATGCACCACTTTCGCCGGTTGTTACGTGGAAGTGAGCAACAGCGGTAAAGGCTTACACATTTTTGGTTACAGTCCGTCCATCCCTGAGCATAGCTGTAAAAATATTCCGCTGCACATCGAGCTGTACACCTCTGACCGTTTTATCTGTCTGGGAAGTGGTGCACGGGGTGACATGATGTTTAACGCGTCTGTGCCGCTCAATACCACGGTTGCCCGGTATTTCCCGCAGACCGAGCAAGTTACGGCGACGGAATGGACCACAACTCACGCTGAAGGCTCATGTCCAATTGAGGACGATGCGAAACTCATCGAAAAAGCCTGTTCCAGTAAAGGCGGTGTCGCGGCTGTTTTCGGTGGCAAAGCGACATTTAAAGACCTGTGGACGCGCAATATTGAGGTACTGAGTGATGCGTATCCGGATGAGGACCGCGAGTATGACGGGTCGAGCGCCGATGCCGCGTTAGCCCAGCATCTGGCGTTCTGGACCGGTGGTAACTGTGAACGTATTGAACGCCTGATGCGTCTGTCTGCCCTGGTACGTCCTAAATGGGACAGTCACAAATCGTACATGCGACGTACCATTCTGGGCGCTTGCGCACGTCAGACAACTTATTACAGTGTCGGCGCACCGATTGAACTGGTGACTCCTGCTCAGGTCATTGAGACGGGTGCGCCGGTTATCCGCAGTGGGTATCAGTTTATTGGTGGCTCACAACTTGTTGACCACTTCAAAGGCTGCGTATATGTGGCAGACAGCCACCGTATTCTCACGCCCAACGGTCAGATGCTGAAGTCTGAGCAATTTAATGCGATGTACGGTGGTTACGTGTTCGCGCTGGATGACGGTAATGAGAAGACCACCAAAAAGGCTTTTGAAGCGTTCACCGAGAACCAGTGTATCATGTTCCCGAAAGTTGACCGCTCGACATTCCGCCCGGACCTGTCACAGGGTGCCATTATCGAAGAGGATGGTCTGCGTCATGTTAACGTATATGTGCCGGTAACAGTGGCGAGTTTTCCGGGCGATGTGACACCTTTCCTCACTCATCTGACCAAACTGTTACCCGTTGAGCGTGACCGTGAGATTCTGTTGTCCTACATGGCGGCGTGTGTACAGTACAAGGGTGTAAAATTTAAATGGGCACCGTTGCTGCAGGGTGTTGAAGGTAACGGTAAAACACTGTTCACACTGTGCGTAATGGAAGCGGTCGGTTCACGTTACAGTCACATGCCGCCAGCGCAGGAGATTGGCGAGAAGTTCAACGCCTGGCTGTTCGATAAAATATTTATCGGCGTGGAGGATATTTACGTTCCGGAGCAGAAACTTGAACTGATTGAAACACTCAAGCCGATGATTACCGGTGAGTACCTCGCTAAACGTGCGATGCAGCAGGACCAGGTGATGCACCGCCTGTGTGCTAACTTCATGTTTAACAGTAACCACAAGAACGCCGTGCGTAAGACCGCTAATGACCGCCGGTTCGCCATTTTCTACACCGCGCAGCAGGAGCATATGGATATTGTGCGCGACGGCATGGGCGGCGACTACTTCCCTAACCTGTATGACTGGCTCAAACGTGGCGGTGGATTTGCAGCCGTAACGCATTATCTGGAGAACTACGATATTCCCGCGCAGTTTAACCCGGCAACACATTGTCAGCGTGCTCCGGAAACAAGTAGTACCCACGAGGCTGTGACAGCATCGCTCGGCAGTGTCGAGCAGGAAATTATGGAAGCAATCGACGAGGGTCGCCAGGGCTTTGCGGGTGGTTGGGTGAGCAGTAAGGCACTGGACAACCTGTTACGCCAGATGCGCGCTGACCGCGCTGTACCGGTGGGTAAACGTCGTGACATGATGCGTCAACTGGGTTACGACTGGCATCCAGCGCTTAAAGACGGGCGTGTGAACAACGTGATAATGATTGATGGTGGTAAACCACGGTTATACATCAAGATTGGGCATATTCACGCTAACCTCACAAATGCGGCGGACGTGGCACGCCATTACGCAGCGGCACAGGGTGATACAAGTGCGTTAGCCTTTGCGGAAACTAAATAAGCCCTTCGGGGCTTTTTTTTGCAATTAGTATTGACGAACCCGTCAATGGGGAGTATAGTTAGTTCATAGACAACGAACTGAGGAAATACAAAATGAAAGCAATTTGCACACTGGTAAAGTCAAACATGATGCGTGGTGGTTTTCTGGCTAAAGACTCTAACATGGAAACTTTTGCGACTTGTGCAAAAGTGTTGAAAACAGAAGAAGATACAAGTAAAGGTCAATATCGGATTTGTTTCACACGTGGGCTTTTGCAAGGAAAAACAGCATATGCCCGTGATTTCGATGAATTAAATGATAAGTGTGCGTGTATTGCCAGAGATTTTTTCAATTGATTTACTGAAGAGAGCAAAATGACCACTCGACTACCCAAAGTATCCGATTAAAGCGGATTTGGGGGAGTAACCACATATCCCGGCGGAAGTCGGGATTTTTTTTAATTTAATGTTGACGGACTCGTCAATGATGAGTATAGTTAGTTCATAGACAACGAACTGAAGGAAATACAAAATGACTAAATCATACATGAAGAAAGTTCTGAAACACTGGGTGAAAGAGTACAAGATTACGCTTGAAGACGCTGTTACCATCGCATGTAAAAGTCACCCACAGCACGCGTCATTAATCATCGACGCTCAAACAGCGATCATGACTGAGAATATTTTACGTGATGCTGGACTCTGAGAAAAAAGCAATCGCCCTGTTTGAAAGAATGGGGCGAGACGAAGTGGAGCGACGCCTGGATGAGCTATCTGGCGCGGCAGAGGAGCGGTATCGGGTCGCCGACCATATCCCGAATGAGTGGACTGTTATTGATTTCATGACATCTGATGAACGTGAAGAACGCTACTTGTTGGTTATGTCACTTACTTTGTGCACAAATCCACGGGGAGAAGCACGCAAACGAATAGAAAATCGTTTAAAACAAAGAAGAGGTAACAAATGAAAAACATTATTAGCCATCACAAACTGTCTGACCTGCTGTGTGATATGACCGAGGTTCAGGCGTTGACTATGCTGTCACGTATGCGTGCGCAGGCTGACCGGGAAGGACTGTGTGTCACTCGTCTCATTGTTGGAGGCAAAGTGTGGGAGATGTGGATATGGAAACACTAAGTTACTGTCAATTGATGGAGCGCTGTTTAGCAGCTGAGGCGCGTGTTGCTGAACTGGAGTCCCGCAGGGTGAAACTTCCGAAAATACGCAGTGCAACCGAATTCCTTTTCCCGGTAGCTGTTTACTCCGCACAGGAATTGACAGCAGCACTCACCAGGTGTGACATCAAGTGGGAGGCTGAGTGAAGTCTGTGTTGTTCGCCCTGGACGGTGTACTGCGGGATGCGCAGGGCGAACCCATTAAGGATAATATTGCGCTCGCAAGGGCGCTGTACTGTGCGGGTCATGATGTACTGGTGACCGGTCCACGTGATGCGTATGAATGGTTACACAAACACGATGTGACATATGATGACCTGTTAGCCGGTCGTCACATTACGCTTGACGCCACGAAACTGATGTTTGCGGTTGTCAATGATGAAGCAATGGCGCACGCGCTCAAATGCGCAGGTGTGCATACCTGGAGATATGAAAATGCGTAAATTGCTGTTCTGTTTGATGCTGTGCGGTACTGCTAATGCAGCTGTTACTGCTGAGACAAATGAATCACGGGTTGCTAACCTGCTCTTTAACGGCTGTAGCGCTCAACGTGCGCAAATGGGTGTGCAGGAAATTATTAAACGGGCTAACCCGGATGGTAACCCCGCAGCGACCGACCTCATCATTAAAGGTTACAAGTTCGGTATTGATTACCCGAATGTCGGATGCAACCAGTTCTTCACTGTTGTTATTGACCAGTTAGTTAACGCCCGGAGCAAAGCGTAATGACTATTCTGACGGAAGAGAAATTACTGGCCGACGTGGCTGCAGGAATGAGTGGTTGCGCTATTGCGAAAAAGTACGGTATGACCCCTGGCAACATTAACCGCCGCATCAAACGTCTCGGTGCGCGCGGTTTGGGTCACGGTGGTAATGTATCCCGCTTTGTACCGGACGGTTACAAGGTGAAAGGTACATCGTCACTGGTGAAGGAGGACGGGACTGTAGCGCTACAATGGGTTAAAACCGATGTGGACGCCGAGCGTCAGTTGAAAATGATGCAGGAAGCGATTGCGGCGCTCACAGAGTGTTTATCCCCGCTAGAGGAAATTAATTTAATATCCCGTGATGAGGATAGCACTCTCTTGAACATGTACACAGTAACAGATGCGCACATTGGCATGTTGGCATGTGAAGAAGAGGGTGGAGACGATTATGATACCAAAATTGCGGAGCGGATTATATCGTCGTGGTTCAAATCAGCGACAATATTGGCACCCAACGCAACAGAGTGTCTCATTAACCTTCAGGGGGATTTCCTGCACTTCGACGGCCTGAAGGCGGTTACACCAACATCCGGACATATCCTCGACTCTGATACACGTTTCTTCAAAGTGGTCCAGACCGCTATCCGTGTAATTAAGCGAGCCGTGAATATGTGTCTGGAGAAGCATCGGAAAGTGACGCTACTAATCGCCACGGGCAACCACGACCTCGCGTCCGCCGTATGGTTGCGAGAGATGTTTAAAGAGGTGTATAGCAATAATCCCCGCGTGGCCATTGTAGACGAACAGAGTCCCTACTATGCAATCGAATTCGGTAAAGTAATGATTGGCGTACATCACGGGCACTGTTCCAGGATGGAAAAGCTGGACGCAGTATTTGCCAGTAAGTTCCGGGAGATTTACGGTCGTACTAAGTTTGGCTACCTGCACATGGGGCATTATCATCATCGGAAGGTAGCAGAGAGCAACATGTTCATTACTGAGATGCACCAAACTCTGGCAGCCAAAGACGAGTATTCAAGTAACGGAGGTTATGACTCAGGAAGAAGTGCCACAGTCATAACATATCATCGAGACTACGGCGAGATTGGTAGAATATCAATCCCCGTAGAGATGATTAAGGACCAGTACGGACTGGAATAGTATCAGGTAAATAAAAAGCCCGCATTTAGCGGGCTTTGTTTTGCTACTGTATAGTACTAACCCATGTATCATTATTAAACGTAACATTTACTACAGCCACTGTTTGGGATGGGTTAATAACTGTTCTGATATTTTCAAAAGTAAAATGAATCATATTGTCAATGTGTCGGATGTTTTTGACAAACATTTCCATACCCATAATATTAAACTTATCGCCAGGTTTAATATCACTTGTTTTAACCAGTCCCATATCTCATTTACCTCCACAATTACGGCAGCGACCATTCGCTACATAACGCTCAGATATTGTATTGCAGTTTTTACAGGGTTCATAAGGCATGTACCACTTCTGACCCGCCTCAATAGCTATTTGACGTGGTGTTTTCATCTTGACAGTGGTCAAAGTGATGTTGCCGATATTCAATCCCATCTCAGCCAACTGTATGGCCTGTTCCAGTGTTTTCCGTTGGCGCTTCATTTCCTCAATAGTTGCGTTTAATTGTTCAAGAGTGAAACGCATTGTGTCTACATGGTTAGTGCTTTTTTGAAGCGACTGAGAGACTTTAGCGTCTTTACTAATCTTAGAACATATCGCGCATTTACTACCACGGTAGACACCAGGATGACCGCATTTTGACATGCGTTTGGTGCCGATTCTGAGGCCGTTATTAGGGTTGTTCCATAACTGGTCCAGTAACCATTGCTCGTGCTCATCGTCAGAATTAGTTCTGTTTTTGAAACGTCTCACGAAGTCTTCATGATTGTGTCGGGCGCAAAGTGTACAAAGTCCCGTGTCTTCATGAAACGTTTTACAATCACAATTCTCTTTAAGATGGTACATTTGTATAAGCCCCATATACTGTATATTTGGTTTATACATTATCACAGGGGTTATTTGCCGCGTCAATACCTCATTTTACCCCAAAATACCACGGATATCGGGGTGACGAATTTACTTTCACAATCAGCAGCTTACGCGCATAACCGAAAACCCCGTACATTTTCACTATATTCTCCCTTCCCTCTTATTACCGTTTGTATGTTGTATATATACATCCTTTTACTATCTTACTACCTATATAATTACTATTTTATAAGGGTATTAAGGGTATAAGTAATAAGTAACAGAAAACTAAATAGTTTTTTATACCCCGATGACATACCCCGAACGAGTTTTAACGGGGTATGTGGCAATGACGGGGCAGTCATGGTAGAATCGTGGCATTAGAGACAATAGCGTGGGGGCTATCATGACAAGACCTCTGACTGAGAAACAGGAAGCATTCTGCCGCGCGTTTGTGGAAACGGGTAACGCAAGCGAGGCATATCGTCGCGCGTATGATGCGAAGAACATGGGGCAGAACACCATCGCCGTGAAAGCATCTGAAATGCTCAACAAGGATAATATTTCGGTAAGACTGCAACAGTTGCGCGAGGTTCACCAGAAGCGCCACAACGTGACAGTCGATTCACTCGTTGCGGAACTGGAAGAAATTAAAAACGTTGCGCTGTCAGCCGAGACGCCGCAATCATCCGCAGCTGTGGCGGCAGTGCTCGGTAAAGCGAAACTGATGGGACTGGATAAGCAACTTGTTCAGTTGTCCGGTGGTCTGGATAATACGAATACAAATATCAACATTACCGCCGAAGACGTGAAAGTATTTAAAAAGGCGTTCAACGATGAATTTTAATTCTCCAAAAGAATTAAAAATACTGCGCCTCGCACTTGAGGAAGATTTCACTTTATTTGCCCGTTTCTTCTTCAAAGTTTTAAAAGGGACTAAGTTTGTATTCAGTGACCATCATCATGTGATTTGTGATGCGTTGATGGATGTATTTTACGGTCGCACCACTCATTTAATAATTAACATGCCGCCCCGTTATTCAAAAACCGAACTGGCTGTTAAATTATTTTCCGCGTGGTGCTACGTTAAAAACCCAAAGTGTGAATTTATTCACCTGTCGTATGCTGATATTCTCGCACTGGATAACTCCGAATCAATCAAATCAGTTTTGAAGTGCGAAGAGTTTCAAAAACTGTGGCCACACGTGACCATCAAGGCGAACAAGGACTCAAAGAAAGCGTGGGGTACTGAGCAGGGTGGGGTATTTTACGCGACGGCTGCTGGTGGTCCTATCACGGGCTTTGGTGCCGGTAAACTGGACGACTTTGAGAACGGTAACGGATTTGGCGGTGCGATCATCATCGATGACCCGTTGAAGCCGGATGACGCGTATTCTGACCCGAAACGTAACGGTGTTAACCGTCGCTGGGATGAAACCATCAAATCACGTTTTAACTCCACAAAGACACCCTGCATTGTCATCATGCAGCGTCTCCACGAAGAGGACTTCTGCGGCACGCTGTTGAAGGACGAGGAATATAATTTCCGTCACCTGATACTCCCCGCCATTGTCGATGAAGGTTTACCGACAGAGCGCGCATTGTGGCCCCAGAAACACTCTCTGGACGCTCTCAAAGCGATGCAGAAGAAAAACTCGTACATGTTCTCCGGTCAGATGCAGCAACGTCCCTCACCGCTCGGAGGCGGTATTCTGAAGGGGTCATGGTTCGGACGCTACACCGTTGTACCAAAGCTGAAATACAGAGCGATATTCATCGATACGGCACAGAAAGCTAAAGAGCATAACGACTATCAGGTTGCCGAACTGTGGGGACTCGGCGAAGATGGATACCTGTACCTCCTCGACATCATGCGTGACAAATTCGAAGCGTATGAGCTTGAGGTAAAAATCCCTGACTTCTGGAACAAACACCGCAATGACAAAAACGGTCGTTTGCGTTATATGGCTGTCGAAGATAAATCATCCGGTACAGAACTTATCCAGAAGATTCGCCGCAAAATTAAACCCGTGATACCCGTGCGGGAGATACCACGTGGGCCGGCGGCAAATAAATTAACCCGTGTGATGGACGTACAGGGTTACATTGAGTCAGGATATGTTAAGATACCCGAAGATGCCCCGTGGGTTCATGACTTCGTTACGGAGTGTGAAGCGTTTACCGCTGATGACACACACGCTCACGATGACCAGATTGACCCGATGTGTGACGCAATTAGTCAAATGCTCCACAATGGCAAAGCAACCGTTTCGGAGATTTTATAAACATGGGTAAGGCTGCTAAAACAAACCTTCACACCACCGACGGGCTGGTAAACGTCGTGTCCGGCCTCGGAACATGGAAAGCAAAACGCTCTCACAACGCGTTCCAGTATGCTGCGCTGTCCAACTGGCAACAACTTGATGCAGCTTATCAGACGAACTGGCTCGCCCGTCAAATTGTGGAAATACCCGCCGAAGATATGTGCCGTGAGTGGCGCACTATCAAGTGCAAGGAAGCCGATGACATCCGCATCGAAGAAGACCGTCTGATGATACCTGTCAGCGTGCAGGAGGCTGTCACATGGGCGCGTCTGTACGGTGGCGGTGGTATTCTCATGCTGACTGGTCAGGACTTGTCAAAGCCGCTCGACGTGCGCCGTATTCGTAAGGGTGATTTGAAGCGTTGCATCGTGTTTGACCGTCACGACATGTCACCGCTCACTATGAACACCTGGGACATTCTCGCACCAAACTACATGATGCCGGAGTATTACACCATTACCGGCGGTGGGCAGCAAATTCACTGGACCCATTTCGCGCGCTTTAATGGTAAGCGTTTGCCGCGTCGCCAGATGATTCAGACTCAGGGATGGGGTGACAGTGAGTTACGTGTATGCCTCGACGACATCATGGACATGGTTGCGTCGAAGGACGGTATCGCAGAACTGATGCAGGAAGCTAACGTTGACGTGGTCAAACGTGAAGGACTGTCCGATGAGTTAGCCAGCGACCAGGACGAAGCAATTGTGTCGCGTTACACACTGTTCAGTCAGATGAAATCACTGGTGCAGATGGCCCTGCTGGACGGTGATGAATCGTATGAACGTAAGACGCTCGACCTGGGCGGCGTTGCACCAGTGCTTGAGACGTTCATGACGTGGATTAGTGGCGCAGCTGACATTCCTGTTACGCGCCTGTTCGGTACTTCAGCCAAAGGTTTAAACGCCACGGGTGAAGGGGACATGAACAACTACAATAACTCTATCCGCGCCAAACAGTTGACACAGATTGATCCGGGATTGCGCCAGCTTGATGAGGTGCTGGTGCGTAGCGCACTGGGTTACTGGCCTGACGACTTTAACTATGTGTGGAATCCACTTGCGCAGCCTAACGAACTACAGATTGCCCAGGCTGCCAAAATCCGCGCAGATAAGGACATGGTGTATCTTGCCGAAGGTGTTATTACCGTGTCACAGGTGCAACGTAATCTGGAATCCGCCGAAGAATATCAGTTTGAAGACGGTCAGATTGAAGAGCAGTCAGAAACTGAAAAAGAGATGTCCACTGTGCAACGCCCGGAGCCTGACGGGCAGACCACGGACGCATTCTGGATACGCTACAATGGATACGCAGCTGACGGACTGTCGCACGATGAGATAATGGCAAAACTGGCCCAGTAACGGGCCAGTTTGGTTTATTTCCTCAGTTTAAAAAGTTTTTCAATCGATGGTTTCGAACCGCCTGACACACCGTTTGCACTCAGGCTACTTTTAGTGTGAACCTCCAGAATGCACTCAAAATCAGAAGGTGCGGTATATTCACTAACAAAAACATCGCTGCTTTTCGATATTTGTCGCGCCCATTCCCAGAATTTATCATTGTCAAAACCATCTTTGTACCCTGTTGTTCCCGCGTAGGGTGGGTCGCAATATACGACTGAGCCTTCCGGGATGGCTAACTCATCATATCTCAAACTAGTAAACACCACCCCGTGTAGATTTTTTTGCCTGCTTAACCGCACTCCGTATGGATTCGGACTGGTAGTCTCTGATGGTCCCATTCTTTGTTTCAACCACGTCCGCGAAGCCGCCGAACCACTTGCCGGAGTATGAACATGCAATTCCGGCCCACCCTATCAGGTAATCCGGACCGTTGAGTGACTTCAATTCGAGATATTGTTGCTTGTTTATCTTTTCAGGTACCCAACCCAATGTCAGTGCCTTAAACATTTCAATTACATATTTATTGGAATCATTGGCAAGCCTATAACGAGCATCTCGAACACCGTCTATCATGTTCATCCCGCCCGCGAAAGGTTCTATGTATATACTATCTGTAGTGGGTATCTTATTTAAAATATCAAATTTAAATCTCGATTTACTCCCCATGTATTTCATTTCCGATACCCCGCATCATACAGAATCTTAGCCGCACCGATTGACACACCGGACAGCCGAACCATCTCATCAATCGCACGTTCCGCTTCGGTGCGGAGTGGGCGGAAACAACGCGACCCAAAACATGCAGACAGTCCAGCACCTTTATCGTCCCAGTAAACGACCGCCACATTATTTCCGTCGCTTGTGGTTTTATGTGCGATAACCTCAACAATTTCGCCTTCTGCCGGAAGGATACCATAGAAGTCAGTCTCTATGTCGTATGTACCAATGGTGAATTCCACATCGATACCAACCGGCGGCAAACCTGTACCATCCCAGCTGTATTGTTCGCGCGTGACGATTGCTTCCCCTAACTCACGAGTGGTTAAGTCACTGTAATCCACCCTGAACCCATTATCATCCCAAAAGTGAACGCCAGGGATGAAGCAGTAAGAGGTAGCTTTTGATGCACCATCCGGCCAACCGCCACGCTTTGGTAATTCCTGACGTAATAGTTCAAGTAATGTCATCTCTCTTCTCCTGTGATATTATTTAACTAACACATACACTCTATACCATACCGACGGAGCCGTCAAACATGTCACGACAAACAGAGCTGAATTACTATCGCCAGCTGAAACAGATTGCCCGGCTTGTTCGTGAGGATGTGGACGCCAACATCGTTCCGCTGGTGAAACAGCTTGCGCCGGAGTACACCGCCGACGGCTGGAGTGATACCATCACCTCGGCGATTAACCAGTTGCTCACACGGTGGCTAGGTGCGTTTGCCCGTCGTCAGGCTGAAACCATCGCGTCACAGTTTGTACAGACTGCTGCAAAGGATAACGCCCGTACATTCGCCATCAATCTGTACGGCGGTGATACGCAGTTGCAGGAATATCTCAGCGCTGCATCGTATCAGAATGCTAAACTAATTCAGTCCATTCCGGCTCAGTATCTGGAGCAGGTGCAGAACATTGTCATGAGCAACATGCGTAACGGTATGCGCCCCAGTTACATTGAGGAGGCACTCGTTAAGCAGTTTGGCATCACGGAACGTCGCGCTAAATTAATTGCCAGGGATCAAACCAGTAAGATACAGGGTGATATGAACCGTATCCGCCAGACGAACAGCGGTATTGAGTATTTCAAATGGGTAACATCACAGGATGAGCGGGTACGTCACAGTCACGTTGAAGTTGCGAAGCGCGATGTGGGATTCGGTGAAGGCGTATTCCGCTGGGATGATTTGCCGGTTGTCGATGGTGTTCCTACTTTTCCCGGTCAGCCGATAAATTGTTTCCCGGGCACCTCACCATTGAACGTCTTCTACGGTGCTGAAAAAGCGTTTAGGCATTGGTTTAGCGGCGAACTTACCGTTCTGGTCACGGAATCTGGTGAACGCATCGAATGTACACCTAATCACCCGGTGCTTACCGATAAAGGTTTCGTCGCTGCTCACTTGTTGAATGTTGGTGATAATATCGTCTACGTTCCGCAACAGACTTTCAACATCTCTGAAAAAGACGCCCACAGTTCGAATATTGTATTCAGCGAGTTTTTTAATGCGGCTCAGTTGATAGGGGTCAGTGGTAAACCTGTTCGGGCACTTGGTGGTGAGTTCCACGGCGACATTTCCGCAAACGAGGAAATCGAGGTTATAGACTTCAACTGGGTGTTGCCCAATGAATTCTATTCCACGCTGGGTAAGAATTTCTTTGAACTCTTTTTCACCAGGGCCGAAGAAGTGTTCAGTTTGGTTGATGCACCGTGTGACAGCAATCTTACATCTGTGGTCAAAGGTTTGACTTTTGCCCCTGACAGCGTCGTGAGCAGCGCGTGTAAGTTGTTGTCGTTCGTGAGCGCTGGTTTTACTCATCCGAATGAACATCGCCTCACTGTGGTTGGCTTGCTTTATTCCAGACTCGTTGAGAATGCGAGTGATGACGTTGCGAGAAGTGTTCAATTCTTCAGCAATTGCTTTGACACTCATGCCAGCGTCGATGCGCGTCACAATCTGTTCAAGCGGTATATTTTGGCGATTGTGCGCAGTGCGTTTGGTTTTGGGGATTTCCAGACCCCGGGCGCGAATTCGTTTACTGAGTGCATCGGCACCAACGCCGAGAATTTCACCAACGGCTTTGACACTGTGACCATCAAGCATCAATTGGTACGCATTATCGATAAGACTTTCAGGGAATTTAGCGGCCATGTGCATAATCTCCAAATGGAAAGAGGTTTATTTGTATCGCATAATTTTGCCGTAAGTAATTGCCGCTGTGTGGCGAGACCAGTTACAGCGGCAGCAGTGGAGCGGTATAAGGCTAAGAATTAGTCATCCGTTCATTTCCCACGTCCTCTGAACACCCGATTTAACACCTCCCACAGTCCGGCAAATACAGCAACCGGGCCAAATGCAACAATTGCCCATGCCTGCCACTTGTACTCCATTTCCAGAGGCAGCGTGGCGATTGTTGATATAATTACCCACCCCGCAAGCAGGATAATCAGTACACCTTTAATAATACCCATTAGCCCACCACCTTATTAACAAGTTGATTCATCTCGACCCACCGTTGAGATACCGAGCCATCCTCTTTGGTTGCGGTGAAGGTCACAATATCCTTGAGGAAGTTCATTTTGAAGTTTGTCACGGTGATAACACCGTCCACATCGATAAATTTGTCATTGTTGCGGAGCATTACCGCTTTGATAGGTTTACAATTCATTTTCCATACGCCTCACGTAATGCAGCGTTAGCGAGCGCCCAATCTTCATGCTTGCGTGCAAGCTGTTGTGCGACCTTTAACAGTTCACGGTCAATGATGCGTGCTTGTGACACGGGACGGTCGTAACCTGGAAGTAATGTGTTATTCATGGTCTACCCTCTCTGTTGTTGATAAACTGAGTATACGTCATCCCTGACGAACTCGTCAACATAAATATTTGACCCAAATCACAACACCGACACAAAGCAGGATGTACTCCATAGTGTCACTCCTGCGGCGGTTCGGGTAATGGTTGCCAGTGTGTGACTTCTTCACTCGTGAAAGAGTGTTCCCCGTAGAAATTACAATAGGAAAACGTTTCGTCATCCACATCGAAATGAAATTCCCCTGGCTTTTCCCATCCAGCACCGTAACCAATGACGCACCCATCTTCCGTCGGCATCCGCTCACTACACTTAATCCAGTCTGCCATACAATGTCCCCACTCGTTTCAAATCGCGCTGTGCGTGGCAGCTGTAAGTACCATCGTCCCACTGTACATAGTAGCGCGGTGGCTCATCGGTCATTACGTTTGCGACAACACCCGTAACGACACCATTGGGGAACAACTTCACAAGTGTCCCAGTTGGGTAGCGTGGGATAGTTGTCATAATCACTCACCCTCGTACAACGGTTTCAGTTGATACCCGAACATAACGGCGTTGCTATGTGCCACACTGCCCGCGCGGACCAGATATGTCGTACCGCGGTTAGTTGTTACTTCATATGCGTATGGTTTCATTTGTCACCCTCCGACAGTTCAATTGCACGTTTGGCGCTCGCCAGGATGTCTTTTAAATCTTCACTTGCGTCCTTGTGTCCACGCTGGCCGACCGCTAAAGCCTTTTTAATCAGGTGTTGAAGTGCAGGACATGTGACATTGAACGCTTTGAGAACGTCATAAACGTCAATGGTGATACCCTTGCAAGGGCGATTGTATTTGCTGTCATTAATTGGTACAGGTTCACGTTGGGCGATAATTGCTATGTTGGAAGTACCGTTGACATCTCTTTCATCAAGCGTATTGCAATTATCAAGACTTGACACACTGGGCCACCAGATTCTGTCCCCCACACTTTGTGAACCATTACAGTTTTCCTCATATCCGATGTTGCCGGTTCCCAACTGTCTTATCACTTGCTTACACCAATCCGGCGCACCTTCGAAGTCCTTTTCACTACCGATAATGTAGTTCCACGTGGTCATGTTGTATCTCCTTTAAAATATATGTATTATGTGTTTAACGATTATCACTATGGCATACTCTGACGGACTCGTCAACATGCAAATCACCGTAACACACAATGACCGTAAAAGTTTCGCACTGAATTCTCAACGTGTTTACACGGATGAGGGATTTTTGCGTGTGCCGGGTAAAGCCGCTCGTACTGGTATCCAGGAATATCTCGCTTCGGAACTGGGACTGAAAGACCGCGCACCGAACGACATTATCCGTGTGTACCGTCCCGCCGAAGAAGTGTTTAACGATGCGTCACTTCAGAGCTATCTCGGTGCGGATGTCACGAATAACCATCCTCCCACACTCGTTAATGCTTCCACGTACCGTAATACTTCCGTTGGCGTTGTAACGAGTATCGGTCGTCAGGACGGCGATTTTGTCATTGTGGATATGGTTATTAAGGATAAAGACGCGATTAAGGCTGTTGAAACCGGCAAGTGTGAGTTGTCAGCCGGTTACACGGCGGTGTATGATGACACACCAGGGACAACGCCGGAAGGTGAACTGTATGACTTCCGACAGACCCAGATTAAAATTAACCACGTTGCAATTGTTGACCGTGCTCGTGCGGGTGCAATGGCGCGTATCTTCGATAATATGGAGAAAAAACCCATGTATCAAATCACCACTGACACCGGGGTAAAAGTCGATGTGGCGGATGCTGCGGTGGTAGACGCGTTCAAACGCTTGGAACAGCGTGTCAGTGACGCCGAAGCCGCCAAAGAAACCGTACAGGCTCAACTCGACGCAGCAATGGAACAGGTTGCTGACCTGACCACCAAATGCAGCGACGAAGCCCTGAAAGCACGCGTAGAAGCAATTGCACGTGTTACCACTTCAGCGCGTAAAGTTGCTGGCGATGAATTCACCTGTGACAGCGTGGACCCGGTTGCAATCAAACGTGCCGCCCTTGCTGTTAAACGTCCATCTGTTGACTGGGCTGAAAAATCTGCCGCCTATGTCGAAGCCGCTTTCGATATGGCCGTGGAAGAACCGGTGAAACCTGTGGTAGACTCACAGCTTGAGCAACTGGCTAAAGATGGCGCTAAAGACATCAAACAGTCGGTAGCCGACGCAAAACCTGTACTGTCCCGCGCACAAGAAGCACTGCTGCGTCAGACTGGCAAACTTAAATAAGGGTGACATAGATGGCTATTACTGCAACCAGCTACGGTCTGAATCACGACGCAGCCTTTACCGGGATGGTCGCCGACGGACAAGTAGCAAACATTGTTTCCAAAATCAACGATGACACCGCAACCGTCGCAT